TTCAAGATACATATATGCTATAAACGTAGATAGAAATAGATACAAAGAAAGTCTATTACCTGGATCGTTTAATTTATTATTATCTGGATCCGGTGGACAAATTCAACTTACAGACAATAGTAATAATTCAAGCGTTATTAACTATTTAGATTGCGGAAGAGTATTTAACATTGTATCAGGATCTAATGGATACGCAACTACTGCAACTCCTACTGGCGCAACTCAAGCAGGATATACTGCATCAGGATCTTATGGATTTTTCTTACCTGATATCGGTACAATTATCTTGAATCCAGGAGCTTTGGCTTTATCTCCATCTTATGGCGGTATTCAGTTATCTGTAGACGAATCAAGCAATCCAGCTACACCTTATTCATCAATAGCTAATAATACTTTATTCACTGCAATTTCTCAAGGCGCTAATTTCCAATTAAGTTCTTACGAAACTATATCTTCTGATTATGTATTTGTAAGAATCCCAAATGCTCAATATAACTATAGTTCTAACCCTACGTTTACTTCAGGATCTAATGGAGGTTTGGTATATCCAATCTTAGTTAACAGTCCTCAAACGTATATCACAACTGTAGGATTGTACAATAACAATAACGATCTTTTGGCAGTAGCTAAAATGTCCGTACCTTTAGTAAAAGATTTCACGAAAGAAGCATTAATCAGAGTTAAATTAGACTGGTAATAATAAAAAATGAGTAGAGCATCAAATACGATTAATTCATCTGACCGTTCTACCACTCCAATTAGATTACGCTATACGTCTTCTTATACTCAATGTACGATAGGAAATTATGGCATAACTGTTTTGAGTGGAATAAATGGGCCAGTTGGTATTACGGGTTCAATACCTCAACGTGTATTGAATTACTACTCTGCGAAACAGCTGTTCTACTCTAATTTTTTAACCGGATCTTTTTTATCTAATAGTTCTAGCTTCGACAACTCGTTACAATCTACAGCAGCATCAGGAACTTTTGATGCCGACGTTAGATATTTTCCAACAGAGTCTAACGCAGAGATATTAATCTTATCTATTCCTAGAAATATTTTTGGAGATAATTTAGGAAGAAATACTTTTATCTTATCCTCTTCTGCTTATTATATATCTGACGATGGTAATGGAAACTTATTGGACTATAAAAATAGTCCTTCTATTCATGTAGGTAATTTGCTTTATAATCAAGGAATAGGAATTATAACCAATCAAAACTATAAGAACATATTACCTTATGCTCCTATAGCTAACAATAATTTTATTGCGTTTAGTTCTTCTTATAGTCCTAAAACACTTAACATATTAGCTAACGATATATCAGGACCTGGTACTTTACTTACTGCTTCTGTGGTTTTATCTGGAGCTGATTATGCTTCGTTTACTAATAATTTAGATGGAACTGTAACTCTAAACACAACTACGCCTGGAGTTTATAATACTTACTATACAGTAAATAGCGATATTGGTGGAGGTTGCTATTTAACTAGTAATAAAGCATTGGTCACTGTAAAAGTTTTAGCTGAGTGTGGATTTACTGCAGTACTTTCTAGCACTCCTGCGCCTACGTCTACACCAACAACTGCTCCGACTATAGCACCTACAACGGCACCAACAACTACTCCTACTGCAGCTCCAACTACTGCGCCTACGTCTGCACCAACTAGCGCGCCTACTACTCACGCTCCTACTACTTCTCCAACAACAGCTCCAACAACAGCTCCAACTAGTGCACCAACAACGGCACCAACAACAGCTCCTACTACAGCGCCAACTACTAGTGCACCTACAAGCTCACCAACAACCTCGCCAACTACGGCTCCAACTAGTGCACCGACTACAGCGCCTACTACCGCAGCTCCTACTACTGCGCCTACAACGGCTCCGACTACTTCTCCAACCACAGCACCAACTGCAGCTCCAACTGTAGCTCCAACTAGCGCACCAACTACTTCAGCGCCTACACCTAGTCCTACCACTGCGCCTACAACCAGTGCACCGACACCTGCTCCTACAACATCACCAACTACTTCAGCGCCTACACCTAGTCCTACTACTGCACCAACTACTAGCGCACCAACAAGTACTCCAACTAGCGCGCCAACAACTGCACCAACAAGTACTCCAACTAGTGCACCAACTACCGCTGCACCAACTACAACACCAACTTCTAGTCCAACAACGGCGCCTACTTCAACTCCTACTAGTGCGCCAACAACCGCTGCTCCTACTACAGCACCTACAACGGCTCCTACTACGGCTCCTACTACTTCTCCTACTACTGCACCAACAACAGCAGCTCCAACAACTGCACCTACTACGTCACCAACTACGGCTCCTACTACATCACCTACGACTTCGCCAACGCCTAGTCCAACCCCTTCACCTACAACAGCGCCAACTACGTCACCAACTCCTAGTCCGACTCCGAGTCCTACTCCGTCACCGACTACCGCTCCTACACCAGCGCCTACGCCTCCGTTTAGTGGTACTGTACAAATAGGATCGACTGCTTACGCTGCATGTAATGCTCCACAAATAACAGCTACATTAACATCAGATAACAATACTTTCTGTAACGCAAATACATTATCAGGCGCAGCTTTAGCTTCGTTAAGTAACGGTAATTATTACGCTTCTTACGGTGGTCAGTACATTAATATCAATATTAGTGGAGCTCCGACAACTACTGCTACTGTAACAAGTAGTGGATGTACGACATGTCCTGCTGCAACACCGGCTCCTACTACGGCTCCAACACCATCGCCTACTACAGCACCTACACCGGCTCCTACGTCTAGTCCTACAACTTCACCAACGCCGGCACCAACTACACCTGCTCCTACCTCTTTAGCTAATATTGCAGTAAACGCGAAAACTACTTCTACAGCTGGTGGACCTTATACAATGTGGTATAGAGCAGGTTCTTCAGGACCTTATACTCAAATAGGTGGTAACTTATCAACAACTTGTAGTAGTTTAGGAACTACATCTAGTTACTCAGTAGGTACAACAATATACTTCTTAATGTCTAATGCGGGTGATCCAGATTTAAATGGTGGATTCGGTACCAATGCTACTTCAGCTGGCAGTGCTTGTCCATCAGCAGTATCAAACTGTACTTCAAACGCAATAACCTTAGTAAGCGGTACATTAACAGTATGGATAACAGGTAACCAAGCTTATAATGCATGTTAATAGAAAATAATTATAGATAAATGTCAACTTACACTCAAATATTACAATTAACATCAGCAGGTTATAACTCAGGACCTTTTAACGTGTATTATAATACGGTTGCTCAAGGAAATAAAATTGCAGGTAATATTAGTACTGCTACTCTATTAGGCGGTGTTTCTATACAAATCCCCACTCAATCTTACGCAGTTATATTAGTAGACGAGAGTCCTTATTGCGGAAATCAATCTCAAACGTTCTCTGTAATTCCTTACACTCCTGCGCCTACTACGGCTCCTACTACGGCTCCAACAACTGCAGCCCCTACGGCGGCTCCAACAACCGCAGCTCCAACAGTAACGCCAGCACCTACTACTGCACCAACTACGGCTGCGCCTACAACTGCGCCAACAACCGCATCACCTACCGCAGCTCCTACTACGGCAACGCCAACCGCAGCGCCTACAACAATTGCACCAACGCCTTCGCCAACAACTCCGGCTCCTACGCCAACTTATACCGCGTATAGTGTTTATTACGGAGCTACAGCAAGCGCAGCGTGTGCTAAAACTAATTTAGTTACATTGTATTGGGTAAGTCCAGGAAATTGGGGCGACGATTTAGAATACTTCACAGATCCAGCATTGACTACTCACGCAAATGGATATTACACTAACGGCGCAGGATACTATTACAGAATTGATAGTACTGGTTACATCGTTAACTGGGGTACTCCGGGTGTACCAGCGGCTTGTCCGGCTCCTACGCCTTCACCAACAACTCCAGCACCTAGTATTACATTAACGTTCTTGTTTAATGCGATAGCGGGAAATAACTTTACTAACGTCTGCGCAGGATCAGGCACAACGTATCCGGTTTATGGAGCTCCAGGAAACAGCGATACAGGATTTGTTAATGGACATACGTACTATTTAAGCTCAGGAAATAAATTAAACTACAATAGCGCTGCTACTTATTGGACAGATCCAGTAAACGTAGGATCAACTTACTTCACAGTAAATACAAGCGGTGTTGCTTCAACAGGAGGAACTTGTCCTTAATAGAAAATAATTATAATCATGGCAATATCTTACGTACCATTTAGTCTTACAGTAGCAGGTGAATCTATCATTTACCAAAATGAAGTGAGATGTCATGTAAACGAAAATGATTTTAATTACTCTTTGAATCCTACAATGTTCAGTAGCGCAAGCTTTGCAACTGGATCTTACATAAGTGGATCTGGAATTGGACCTTTCTTTACTGCACAAGGACAAACAGGAAAATATTATTACAGAGCATCGGGAAAAATGATAGATGCCGTAACAGGATCTAGCTTTATGCCTTACGCAACTACGGTAGGATTGTACAACGATCAAGACGAATTATTGGTCGTAGGTAAATTGGCTACTCCTTACCCTATTCCTTCACACACAGACATGACGTTTGTAATTCGTTGGGACAGTTAACACATGATAAAGTTATTTAACATATTATTAGAGTCAAAAGAGATAATGTCCGCAGAGGAAATTGGAGATTATATAGAAAGAATCACGCCTCACGAATCTAACATACCGAATTATTTTATTAAATTAATAAAACAGTCCAATAAGAATTTTGTTAAGAAAAAGCTTTCAGTTAGTCAGCTATTAAAAAAAGACAGAGATCTTAGGGATTATGTAAAGTCAGGAGAAGAAAGATACGGAGACGATGCAGAAAACGAATACGAACCTCATTGGGAAGAATTAGACAATCCAATAGTAGTTTTTAATGGAGAAGTTCTAGACGGATATTCTAGAGTCGCAGCGCACTATAAAGCTGACAACGACACTATATACGGTTACGTGGCGTAGTAAGATATTTATAATAAAACAGTCTATGGGAAATTGGTTATACGAAGGAAAGGAATACACTCAATTGGAGCACTTTCCAGATAACGCAGTTGGCTTCGTCTACAAAGTCACTAACACCACAAATGGCAAATTCTACGTCGGTAAAAAAATCCTAAGGAACGTA